ACTAAAAGTTGTAGAGAGAATGCATCAATATCTCTACCTTTCCATAACTTACAATGCATTTCTTCTAACAACCTCACATGTAATCCCTACATGCTACAAAGAAAGCTTTTAGTCTTGGTGGATGGTTTTCTCGTACTCCTACAAGGTTGCAACCCTTGGCATACATCCAACACTGGAGCATCATAAGCTCATTGGTAATATGCTATCCTGCTTGGATAGGAGTAAAAAGGGAGAGGTTTTGTTTCGGTACTCTCCCATTGACCTGCTGACTAGGCTTTCCTTTTGGCTCTCACATCCCAAAGTCATAAGGGAACGGCACATCTTTGTGTTTGCATAATAAACGGGTAACTCACATCCCTAGGTTGGTCAGCACTTAGAGTTATACTTGTGCTTGGGTTAAAACTATTCTGGATCTAATGTAAAAGAACTTAATTCTTTACGATCCATTGGGAAATCATCTGGCTCAGATGTAGTAGTAGGCTTGCCAAGCATCTCAACCATCTCTTCAATAGAAATGTAAGGAGTCTTGGCAAAGACTACACTATCAATATCCCAATCACCATCCCAGTGTTGCTTAACAACAGAGAAAGAGTAATACTTATGCTTATCATAGACAAAAGACACAGACTCACATCTGTATGATAGCTCCTCCATAGTAAGAGAGACATCTTTGTCTTCAAGTGCTTTATGTAAAGCTGATCTGTACTCATCTTCTGTTATAAAAAACTCAGAGGTAATGTTATGCTCCAACAGAGCGACTGCTTGTGCTTTTGTCATATGCTACAAGTATTAAAGGTTATCTTTCAAAAGAACTGCGGGAATGCTGTCAAATTCACATCTATAAGATGTATCAGAAGAAGGAGAGTAAACATCTACTGTATTGTCTCTATTAAGTATAAGATAATACTCATAAGGTCTATACATTGTGTAATTTAATAACACTCCTGTTAGTATTCCTAAAGAGAACACTATGGTAACAAGTAAAGGTAAGGTCTTCATAGGCTGGTATTTAGCTATCTAATGCGCAGTATTTTCTGTGATCTACACAAAAAATTGTGACCAATGAAAAGTGCGGTGGGTGACTACTCACCCACTCTAACACTCTCATTGTCAATCAATTGCCACAGATTTTACCCTTGTGGAAACGCTGCTTGTTCAGCCTTTGGCTTACTTGCTGCAACCTCTGCTTGGTTGTCATGTGCAACGCGCAAATCAGTCATGCGATCAGCGTCATCCCACTTAACAAAGCGTAAGATGCGCTCACCATTAGACATCAATGCAATACCATCAGCACCAGCGCGCTTGATATAAGGGTCAATTGCTTCTTCAAATGACACATCATCGCGCAAGTACTCCTTGGCCACATCAGCAGGTACTTGAGATTCAAGATACTCAAGTACAACTAGCTTGCCAGGTAATTGCAAACCTTTTACGCTATTTACAAACTGCTCAAGTGTAGCAGTTTTACCGCGTAATAGACACGTGCGTTTAACTTCACGTATCCAACCTCCATTCTGTACAAGAGCACTTTGCTCCAATTGTACATAACCAAAATCAGCGTTGTTCTCATACGCTGTCACTACTGATCCCTTCTTTCCAGGGACGATTCTAACATTACTCATACGTCAAGAGTTAATTAAGTTAATACTGTACTCATTGGGGGGTGTTGTGTTGGACAAATCAACAGCAAAAAAAAGTTGTCTCCACCGTGTGTAACAAGTAGACTCACTCCTTGAGTATCAGCCAGTTACAAAATGGGGTCTGTATGCTATTTTGAGCACACGTTGAGCACAGAGTGAGGACACAAAAAACTGTTCATCGCTGCGTAGTGTATGCCTTGGGGTGTACTGTCCTGCAACTCCCCTGAGGACAAAAAACTGCACAACGTGTGTACAGTCTTGTCCTCTTGGGGAGTGAAGCGTTCTAGACAGCTTTAAGAGCATCATCAGCCAGTGCCCAGTTGTCATGGTCCTTGGCAAAGTTGAGCGCATCGTTCAAGGCAGATAACCCTGCACTTGTGTACTCAATGTCCCTCTGCAATGCCATTCTGCCTTCATCACTCAGCACGTGCTTGCTTGATTTCAGTGGCTTAAGCACAACTTGCTCTGCATAGGCAATGCAAGCGTTGTTATAATCAACAGTGAACTGGTGATGCATATGCTCAAGAGTTGACGTTGAGCACATTTTCAACATGCTCTCAAGCATTAATTTCATATCAATTGGGTATTCAAACATAATCTAAAGTTTTAAAATGCAGGGTGAGTTACAGCACCCTGCTGACTGTTTATTTATTATCCTCTTGAAGGCGCATTGAGGCAATGAGTGACAGGTTGACTGTCATTATCACAAACAGCGCTTGAACAAACCAGCCAAATGCTGTGTAATGTTCAAAGTTGAATGCTGCTCCTAGAGTGACCATTCCTTCAAAGAGAATGAGTGCTAGTAATCCTATACTAACACTCGTTGAGTAGTGCATGAATTTGTAGAACTGCATGGCTTAAGACATTAAGTAAGACAAATATTCAAGACTGTGCTCACGTGCTTCACTGTCAGCTTCCATGCGATCAGCAAGATCTTGAAGGCCTCTTTCCACATTGCTCAGTGTATAGCTCTGAGCTTTAGGACTTTTAGCACGTGGTGCAAGCACTACCAACATGAACTTCTCAGGATATCTCCTGAAGTTCTTATTGGTAACTTCTACCACATTAATGTTGCGACCACTCAAACCTTCAACAGTTGTGGCCATTAGAATGCTTACTGCACCATCAGGTGAGCAAGCGAAGCGATCACCATTAACCTCAAGCACATTCATTGTGTTGATTTTGTTGATGATCATGAACTTGGCAAAGCTAACGCTATCACCAAATTCAAAGTTGTAATTGCATGTTTTCATAGGAAGTAGTTTTGGAAAACATTAAACATTATGCACATTAAAATAAAGCAGGGCATGTCTGTGCAATTTGACACACCCTGCTTAGAGAGATTTAGAATGGTGCTTTCTCTCCATTAGCACCTTGAGCTGCTTTATAGGCAGCAACCTCAGCCACATTATCATGGCTGATGGTAGAGTCAACAAGCTCCCCAGAAGGATCCCACTCAGTGAAGCGCACAATACGCTTACCACCACGAGTCAGAGCAATGCCCTCATGTCCTGCTTGCTTAAGGAATGGCTTGATAGCCTCCTCAAACGTGACATCCTCACGCAACTCACGTGCAGCGATGTCAGCAGGAATTTCATCCTCAAGGAACTCGCGCACTGCAATCTTGCCTGGTAAGTTGCCACCTTTCAATGAAGCCACTAGCTTCTCAAGGTTCTTAACTTCACCACGCATTAGTGTAGTGCGCTTTGTCTCACGCACCCAGCCTCCAACAGTAGAGAGGCTAGATGATTCTAAGACAACGTAGCCAAACTCTGGATTTGACTTGTAAGGGTTAATCATTACACCCTTATCATTTTTCTTAATAGCAACTGAATTTGCCATAACGTAGGAATGGTTGACCTAAGCACCAAAAGGTTCAAGTAAAGATAATGCACTATAATTCTAAAGGCCATAGTGCTTATGCCTGTATGTGTTGGGTGGTGTTAGGCACCCTGCGCATGCGAGTATTGGTAGGACAGCAGGCTTATATATAATAAAACACAGAGCATCAGTGAAGATACTCTGTGCTTGGCCTGCGCAGGCACCAGACATCCAGTCTAGCCTTTTTGATTGGTACAGTAGTCTCTGTAGTAGCGATACGCTTCCACCAGTGACTTTGCAACAATGCTCACTCCTGCAATTACGTATGTTTTATACATCACGTTGAGTGTTGTCCTGGGTTTCATGGGGGGTGCAGTGGTGCGCGTGCGCTGGGGGGGCTGGCTGCATAGGCATCCCTCACATTCTCTCCCTCAGGCAAAAATCCATTTACCAAAAATTTTTTCAGAATTAAAATAAATTTGCGCGAGTTAAACTTTTCAGTATATTTGTGAGAACTAAAATCAAATAATATGGAAGAACAAGAACAAAAGCAGCAGCTCTCAAGAGAGGAGATTGTTGCGTGGTACAAAGATCAGATTGAAGTGGCCACACTACGTGCTGACTTAGCAGAACAGCAGTCACGTGCAGTGCGCTTTGAATCTGAGCGTTTGCAGCATGCCATCATGATTGCCAACATCAAAGCAGCCAAAGATGAAATTGACTCTGAAGAAGAGACAACAAAAGAAGAAGAATAAATTTTAAAAAGTTAAACATGAAATTATTAGGAAAACGTATTCTATTGAATATCCCAGCACGCAAAGAATCAATGATTGAATTGACACCAGAAACAGAACGTCAGTTAGATGAGGAGATGATCAAGAAGTGGACAGAGTTAGAAGTTTTCGCTATAGGTGAAGATGTAACTGTAGTTGTTCCTGGAGATAAAGTGTATATCAGTACATCTTACTTACAAAGTGCAGAACGTATCATCATTGGCGAAGAAGCAAAAATGATGGTGTTAGAATTTGAGATTGCTATTGTATGGTAAGGCTCACTTCAGAAGATATCATATTTCCTGAGTATGTAGTGATTGGCAACACTCAGTACAACTTGGTTCTTGATCCTGAAACAGGAGGTGGTTCTTTTGATGGCACAGAGTGCAGACTAACTATTGGAACCAAGTTTCTTGAAATAGACCCTAACTATGTATGGTCAGTTATCAATCATGAGATTATGGAGATAATTTGCGCTATATATTGTGTGAGATATCATGATACATCTGTAGAAGGAAACTATAAGTTCTTTATGGACCACAAAGAATTTGAGTTGTGCATGAATGAATTTGCAAGAGTTATTGTTCAATTTTTAAAAATAAAGTAATGAAAGAAGAAGCAAAAAAAACTTTAACAGAACCAACCATTGTTAATGAAGAGAAAATTGACATGTCAAAAATTTCTCAGCACAGTCGTGGCGAGAAATTAGTTGGTATTACTTTCAACCCTTCTAGGAATGAAGAGGTTGATACAGTCAAGCGTGCATGTGCTTATCTTATTGATGTGATTGAAAAGCATCGTGAGAGTAGCATTGCCAATGGAACATTTACTGCAGACAGAGAATTTTTAATCAACCACGCAATTGGTGAGATTATTAATGCTCAGATGAATGTAGTAAAGGCTATCACTTTTGACACATGGAAGTAACTAAAGTAGAAAAGAAATACAGACTGACTCATTATGACCTGGTTAAATATCAGGTCATAACTGAGTTTGTATTCTTTAAGAAGGAAAGTCTGATTGATTCAGACATTGAGCTTCTTGCGCTTTTAGGAATCCATGGACCAATAGAACTTACAAAGTTTTGCAACATTGTTGTAAAAACCACGTATCCTGACATTGCTCCTGAAGACTTTGCTGTAAGATCTCAAAATGTAAGGAATAAATTATCTAAGCTTGAGAAGCGTGGGTTTATCAAAAAGTCAGATACTTATAAGAAGGTAATTGAGTTAAAGATAGATGTGCCTATTGTGCAAGAAGGTAATGTGTTGTTAGATTATAAATTTTTGGCTCTTGCGACCAGTTAAAAGAAAACAGATTTCTGAGATAGTTGCTGAGAGACTGAACTTGTCAGCAGAGACTGTAGATGAGGTAATTTCTTGTTACTACAAAGCTGTCCAGAAACAACTAAGTTCTTTGCAGGAGGTAAGAGTTAGAGTAAATAGTTTAGGAACATTCTACATCAAGCGCAAAAAGCTTGAAGAAAAATTGCAAAAGTACACTGATGCTCTTGCAAAGTTTGAAGCTAATCCTGAACCAGGATTATCTGATTACAAATCTATGGTAGACATACGTGCTGAGATTGCAAAATTTAACCATGCATTGAAACAGCTAGACCTAGAAGATGTCAAGAAGATGGCAAAAGAAGAAGAAAAACAAATCTATAAACTGAACAAAAATGAGTCTAATCAAACTATGGAAGGAGAAGGGCAAGATTCTTGAAGGAGTCAAGAACAGCGTCTTCAAACAAGAGCATATTGAAGAAATAGCAAAAGCACGTATGGCTATTTGCAATTCATGCCCACACATTGATAATGAAGGTTCAAAATGCTATATGGCAGGTACACAACCTTGTTGTGGTGAATGTGGATGCAAGTTATCGTTTAAAACGAGATCTTTATCTTCGTCATGCCCTAATGATAATTGGAAAGCTATCACATCTGAAGATGAGGAAGAAGCTATTATTAACAGTATAAAAGAATAACCATGCTATCATTTCAACCAGAAAATCACAAGTACGTCTCTATTGATCCATCAGACACAATGGAGTGGATCAGTGTTACCACACTGATTGGATTCTTCAAGCAACCTTTTGATGCTAAAGCCATCTCTAAAAAGAGTTCAAAGAAAAATAGTCCAACTAACAAATGGTTTGGCATGACGCCTGAAGAGATACAAGAGGTATGGAAAGCTGAAGCAAAACGTGCTACTGACCTTGGTACATGGTATCATGACCAGCGTGAGAAAGATCTACTTGCATGTGACACAATCAATCGTCATGAAGCAGTATTACCTGTAGTAAGTCCACTTACCAATGAGAAAGGTTACAAAATTGCTTCATCACAAAAGCTTATATCAGGAATCTACCCTGAGCATCTTGTGTATCTAAGATCTGTAGGCGTTTGTGGTCAGTCAGATTTGGTTGAAATTGCACATGGTAAAATTCACATCCTAGATTACAAGACTAATAAGGAGATTAAAACAGAATCATTCAAAAACTGGGAAGGAATTTCTCAGAAAATGAAAGAACCTGTATCACATTTGGATGATTGTAACTACTTTCATTATGCCCTACAGTTATCTGCATACATGTACATGATCCAAAAACATAATCCAAAATTGGAACCAGGAACACTTACATTGCACCACATTGTATTTGAAACAATTGGTGAAGACAAGTATGGATATCCTATTGTAAATCGCACAGAACAAGGAGATCCCATTGTCAAAGAAGTTATTCCTTATGACCTACCATATTTGAAAGAAGAAGTTATGGCCATTTTTCATTGGATGAAAGAAAACAAAGACACTATAATTAACTACTCTAAACACAAATAATGGTAAAGCTATTTGATTTACAGAATAATGTGATTGTGCCAACAGAGCATTGTCATAATCTAGCATTCTTAAAACGTATTATGGATGAGTATCCAGAGGATTACATGAAGATATACAGCTACTTGTTTTATATGACATGTCCTAACCCAGATCTTAATCCTTTCTTTGATGTGCGTGAGCATGAAAAAGAAGAACTTATATTAACACAGTTAAATGCAGAATTTTCAACAGAAGATGAGGACATTGTGATTGCTTTAGAACTTTGCAAAAAACTTTATGAGACACCTACATATAGAGCATATATGGGTATTAAGTCAATGCTGGATCGTTTGGCAACCTACATGGAGCACACTTCAATACAACATGGTAGAGATGGTAACATTACAGCACTTGTCAATGCGGCAGCAAAATTTGAGCAAATTCGTGGATCTTTTAAAGGAGCGTATAAAGACCTTATGGAAGAACAAAAAAGTACAGTCAGAGGAGGTCAAAACCTCGCGTATGACCAGTTCTAAACCAGAGCAATTCTTATTCATTGTCAAGGTGGAACACATAACAGATGGTCACATTATACAGAGAGAGTTACCTTGTGTGCCAGCTAAAAATGACTGGATTAAGATTGGAAAAGATAACTATGTTGTGAGAAATGTAACATGGAATTTCTCTGATAGGAGAACAGTAATTTTATTAGTAGATCACCCTAAGTTCTAAATTATGTATAAGGAAATACCTACGTACAGTTATGAGGAGGATGAATGGAGTTATACTGTATTTGAAACAAAACAAGAATTTGTAGACTTTTTATATGAAATCTTTAAAGAGCCAGGTAAATACGCCTTTGATGAGTGTTCTTTAAAGTTCAATGAGCAAGGACGCAAGTTTACAAAAGACAGAGTATACTGTCTTGCACCAGAACGTTCTAAAGACTTTGTTGAGTTTTGGAATAAAGAAAAAGAAAAGTGTAGAAATGGTGTGATCTACAAAAACAATGGTAACAAATGGTACCTTCCACGTGATTATTACATGTGGTTAAACTTCTTACCTATCTACAACAAAGAGGTAAACAGGTTTACATTTGCTGATGTGCGTGATGCACAGTACCATATGGCTCTGTATGAGGAGCTTGCATACCAAACTAACAAGCATGCAGCCATTCTAAAGAAACGTCAGATTGCGTCTTCTTACTATCATGCAGGAAAAATCATTAATCAGTTCTATTTTGAAGAGGGTTCTGTTGCTAAAATGGCAGGATCACT